GTGAGATGACTGATAACGATGTCCGTAAGGAGATCTATGATGAAAAAGAAAACCAGATTGAGCAGGACATGGCTCCATTTGGTTTCTTCAGCGATGGTCTAGATGATGGAGTTGAAGTGGATGCTCAGGGGGATACATGGAGTACTGCATCTGTAGGAGAGTATGGAAGTAGCAGTTATATGTGGGATTATATGTGATCTTTCTCCAAAAAAGTCATTTTACTAAATATTTTTAGATTACTCAGACTTTCAAGGGAGATCCACAGATGCCAGTAAATTTAGCATCGCCCGGAGTACTAGTCAGCGAAGTAGACCTTACATTAGGTCAGGTCCAGACTTCATCCGACAAGACCGGTGCAATTGTAGCCTCTTTTGCTAGAGGTCCTGTTGATGAGCCTGTACTAATCGCAAGCGAAAACGAATTACTTGAAGTTTTCGGTCAACCTTCCTCCACCGACCGACAATATGAGGGATGGCTAACCATCGCCTCCTATCTTGCTTATGGCGGCATCATGCAGGTTGTGAGATCAGACAATGATCAATTGCGTAACAGTTTTGTTGGTACAGCTACAGACATTAAAATTAACAGCCTAGAGGACTACAACGCCTTAGGTTATGACGAGAATATTATCCCAGGCGTAACAGTAGCCGCACGTAACCCCGGTTCATGGGCTAACGGTATTAAGGTAGCCTTCATCGACGGTAAGGCTGATCAGATCATCTCAGGTGTAGGTTCAACCTCCATCGGAATTGGCACAGACTATGCTCTAGGACAGGGCATTGTCCAGCCAATCAGCAAGGTTGCTGCTGGTGCAGGAACCACCGTTCTAGTAGAGGGTGATCTAAAAGGCATCGTTACTGGTGTTTCCAGCGTAGCCATCGGCACTCAGAGTGATTATGTTTGGGACCTAGAAGTAAAGGTTCTCTCCTTCACTCCTGCCACTGGTCCTAACGCCGGCGTNGAAAGCGACGTTGACTACCAGCAAGGTGGTACATGGTCCTTCACCAACGACGGCTTCACCGTATGGGATCAGACCGGCACTCTAGGCACAGCTACTACAACTAGCGAGCCCATCGACTGGTTCGATAACCANACCGTTGTTCTACAGGGTGGACGCACTGAGGTTGCATGGAACACCATCGCCTAACCGCCCCACCACTACCGAGTTCGCTCGTAGCCGTAACAGCCGCTTCGACGAAGTACACATCGTAATCTTCGATGACACTGGCGAAGTAACAGGTAATGCTGGTTCTATTCTAGAGAAGAATATCGGCATCGCTAAAGGTACTGACGCAGAATTCTCTGTTGGTACTCCCTCCTACTGGAGAAAGTTCCTAGCCAACTCCTCCAGCTACATCTACGGTGGTTCACAGCCCGCAGATGTTGTTCCTACTTCCTTCGAGCCTGGCGGCGGCTATGTCCCCGAAACAGGTGGTCAGTGGGATCAACAGACACGTAACGTTAACTTCTGGTCTGTAGGTAACAAGGACTTTACTCTAGAGAACGGTAAGAACTACGACGGTCTAGAAGATCTAGACAGCACAGGCGCTCTAAGAGTTGCCGTTGGCGATATCGCTGCTGGCTACGATAACTTCGAGTCTGACGACGAAACCAGCGTAGACTTCCTACTAATGGGCTCTGCAGCCTATGGCGAAGCTGAGGCACAGTCACTAGCTAACAAGCTAATCTCTATTGCCGAGCAACGTAAGGACGCAATTGCCTTCATCAGCCCCTATCGTTCTTCACAGATCACCGATAGCCAGACTGGTGCTCAGGTAACCATTAGCTCCAACCAAGTAACCGAGAACATCATCAGCTTCTACAGCACCGTTGCTTCTTCTAGCTACGCTGTTCTAGACACCGGTTACAAGTACATGTACGATCGTTTCGCAGACAAGTTCCGCTATGTTCCCCTAAACGGTGACATCGCTGGCTGCTGCACCCGTACTGATCAGGTTGCTTTCCCTTGGTTCTCTCCCGCAGGCACAACACGTGGCGCCATTCTAAACGGCTCACGTCTAGCCTACAACCCAACTCAAATTCAGAGAGACCGTCTCTACTCCGCACGTATCAACCCCGTCATCTTCTCTAACGATGTAGGCGGTATTGTACTCTACGGTGATAAGACTGCACTCTCCGCTTCTTCCGCATTCGACCGCATCAACGTTCGTCGTTTGTTCATCTTCATTGAAGAAGCAATCTCCAATGCTGCACAAGATCAGCTATTTGAATTCAACGATGAAGTTACCCGTACCAACTTCGTTAACATCGTAGAGCCTTTCCTCCGCGACGTTAAGTCTAAGCGTGGTATTACCGACTACATCGTAGTTTGTGACGAGACAAACAACACTCCTGCAGTCATCGACCGCAACGAGTTTGTTGCCGACATCTTCGTCAAGCCAACACGTTCCATCAACTTCATCGGTCTAACATTCGTTGCTACCCGCAGCGGTGTAAGCTTTGAAGAGATCCTCGGAACTGTTTAATTCACTACTACCTAATCAAGGAGAAAACTAATGGCAAGTACCAGAAAACAGGTAGAGTCCCCAGTATTGAGGACTATCAGTGACTTCAAAGCGAAGATGACCGGCGGCGGCGCTCGCCCTAATCTATTTGAAGTTGTACTACAGTTCCCTCTCTCGGCTCCTACCGATACCGACACCCTTCAGAAGTCACGCTTCCTAGTCAAGGCAGCTGCTCTACCAGCCTCTAACATCACCCCCATCGAAGTTCCCTTCCGTGGTCGTGTTCTAAAGATCGCTGGTGACCGCACCTTCGACACATGGACAATCACCGTCCTAAACGACACCGACTTCGCAATCCGCTCAGCATTTGAGAAGTGGATGAACTCCATGAACAGAATGGAAGATGCGACCGGTACTCAGGATCCTGCAGACTATCAGTCTGACGCTTATGTCTACCAGCTAGACCGCGACGGTTCCACACTACGTACCTATCGCTTCCACGATGTGTTCCCAACCAACGTTGCACCCATCGACCTCAACTACGAAACAACTGACACCATTCAGGAATTCACAGTTGAAATGCAGGTCCAGTGGTGGGAAGCAATCGCCGGCACAGGTCCAAACGCAGGTGGCGAAGACATCTTCTGATCAATCTCAAATCTCCCTCAAGGGACCCCTCAAAAAGGGGTCCTTTTTTTATGTGCTAAATATAAGAGTAAGAAAGGTATACACCGCTTTTTATTATGGGAAGACTGTTTGGTTTTTCAATTCACGATGATGATGTCCAAAGACCTGGCTCGATCAGCCCCGTACCCGAGAATAACTCGGACGGCGTTGATTACTATGCTGCAGGTGGATTTGGTAGTGCATACGTAGATATTGAAGGTGTTTATCGTACAGAATACGAACTAATTCGCCGTTACAGAGAGATGGCTCTGTTCCCTGAAGTGGACAGTGCTATCGAGGATATTGTCAACGAAGCGATTGTCAGTGACCTATACGAATCTCCTGTTCAGGTTGAACTCAGTAACGTAGATGCTACTGAGAAAGTCAAGAACATGATCCGTGATGAGTTCAAGTATATCAAAGAACTACTAGACTTTGACAAGAGATCTCACGAGATTTTTCGTAACTGGTATATTGATGGTCGTCTCCATTACCTAAAGGTAATTGACTTTGAGCGCCCTCAAGACGGCATCATGGACTTGCGTTACATTGATCCTATGAAGATCAAGTTTGTACGTAAGCTCAAGCCAAAGACTGAATTGGCTCAAAAAGTATTGACTGTTAATGACACTGGTCGCAATATTCCTAATGCTAGGAATGATCAGTGGAGCCCCTCTGTAGAAGAGTATTACATCTATACTCCAGGTGCTTCTACATTAACCGGTATTGGTGGAGCTTATGGTTCTAGCAACTCTACCGCTAGCAACTCCATCAAAATTGCAAAAGATGCAATTGCATATTGCAACTCAGGTCTAGTAGATCGTAACAACCAAACAGTATTGTCTTGGTTACACAAAGCTATCAAAGCTGTAAACCAGCTCAAAATGATCGAAGATTCAATTGTAATCTATCGTCTATCAAGAGCACCCGAGCGTCGTATCTTCTACATTGATGTTGGTAACCTACCAAAAGTCAAAGCTGAGCAATACCTACAGCAGGTAATGCAGCGCTACAGAAACAAGATGAGCTACAACTCATCTACTGGTGATTTGAAGAGCGATTCAAAAGTAATGTCCATGCTAGAGGACTTCTGGCTACCGCGCCGTGAAGGTGGTCGTGGTACTGAGATCTCTACACTCCCTGGTGGTCAGAACCTAGGTGAGATCAGTGACCTTGAGTACTTCCGTGGCAAACTATATGATGCCCTAAATGTACCCCGTTCTCGTCAGCCTGGTAATCAAGAAGGTTTCAACATGGGTCGCTCATCTGAGATCCTACGTGATGAGGTTAAGTTCTCCAAGTTCGTAGCCCGTCTCCGTAAGCGTTTCTCAAACCTATTCAGCGATCTACTCAAGACCCAGCTAATCCTTAAGAACATCATCACACCCGATGATTGGGAGATTATCAAAGATAACATCCAATACGATTATCTCTACGATAACCACTTCGCAGAACTCAAGGAAACTGAACTCGCTCAAGAGCGTCTCAATCTACTTGCCCAGGCTGAGCCTTATGTTGGTAAGTACTTCAGTCAAGAGTACATCCGNCAGAAGATCTTACGTCAGTCTGACACTGAGATGAAGGAAATGGATGAGCAGATTGAAAAGGAGATCAAGGATGGAACAATTCCTGATCCCAGCACAATCGACCCAGTAACTGGCGAGCCACTACCCGGTCTAGGGGTAGATGATAACGATCCAAACGTCAATATAAATGTCGATGCTAATACCAGCGACACGACTGCGATCGATGGTGCGGCTGGAAAAGTACCAACAAATCCAAGCGCAAACCCAGTCCCAATGCCCACTCCCGGAGTAGGTGAAATCTAAAACTACTAAATAACTACATATTGGATT